TAAGAACTTGGATTGGATCAAGTGCTACGCAGGCGGTTTGTACACCTACGTCCAAGAAGGCCGACCCGTTTGGCCTGAATATGATGATTCCACCATGTCAGGCGAAACCGAACTGTCGCTTGATGTGCCGATTCAGGTCGGGCTCGACTTCGGATTGACTCCAGCTGCCACCATTGGCCAGCGTCTACCCAATGGCCGCTGGGTAATCCACCACGAGATCGTAACCTTCGACATGGGTTTGGAGCGATTTGGTATGCAACTACTAGCCGAGCTCAATGCGCGATACCCGCAGCACCAGGTAATGATTTGGGGCGACCCCGCCGGCATGGCGCGTGATGCCATCTATGAGGTGACAGCGTTTGATTTCCTGCGCACACTGGGGCTAAAGGCTCAACCCACTGCCAGCAACGACTTCAAGGTGCGCCGAGAAGCCTCTGCAGCGCCCATGCAGCGCTTAATCGACGGCAAGCCAGGGCTGATCGTCAACCGCAACTGCAAGCTGCTGCGCAAGGCTTTGGCCGGTGGCTACCACTTTAAGCGCGTGGCGGTCGGCGCAGGGCAAGAGCGGTTCCGAGATGCGCCCAACAAGAACGAACACTCGCACATTGGCGACTCATTCGGGTATCTGATGCTTGGTGGTGGCGAATATAACCGCATGACAAGAGTTCACAGCCTGGGCGGCAAGGCACCCGGCCTGACGGTGGCGAAGATGGACTTCGATATTTTTGCATAAGGTATATCTGCAATATAGCTTTATGGTTGCAACCTTTTGAAAACCCAATAGAATCAATGTAATTCTGTAAATAGGGGGTAATCATGGCTATACCTTGGTTAGCTTTGGCAATTGCTGGCTCGACCGTTTATCAAGGAATCGAAGCAAACAAAGCACGTCGAGCCGCTGAACGCCAGCAAGCTGAAGCATTAAGGCAGCAAGCCGCTGATGCCGCTGCAATGCGCATGGAAATGTCGCGGCAGACTGCTGAGTACGCCAAGCAGGGTGCGTCGCTTGAGCAACAGGCACTAACTGCTAGAGAACAATTCCAGAAGCAGCAGCTCCAGTACCAAGAGAATAAGCTAGAGATGGAGAAGAAGGCCAAAGAAGTGCAGGCTGCAGCTGACGAGGAGCGTCGCAAGGCTGCAGCATCTGAAGCCTCTGCGACGAAAGCTCGCACCCGTGGTGGCCGCAGAGCGCTGCTGTCGCAAGAGCGTCTAACGCCAGAGCTGGGCATCACATCGGCTGAGTTTTCACCAGGGATGAGGCTGCAATAATGGCAGAGACACTCTATCAAAAGCGCACGAAGGTGCGCAGGATGTCAGACATTGAACGTCTTGCGCAGCAGTATTCAAAAAATATTGAGTCGATGACCGGCCAATATCAGCAGAGCTTTGCTGATTACCAGAAGATGGTCGCCGAGAAGATGGCACCATATGAATCCGAAGTGAAACGGTATCAGACCGAACTGATGCCAGCATTTGAGTCTCAAAAATCTGAATACCAAAGCAAACTAGATGCTTATAACGTCACTCTGGCCGAGATTGCGAAAAATCCTTTAATAGCAAAAACAGGTACAAGAACAACGTACAAGCCGTGGTTAGAACCAACGACGGGCGTTATTACTTATTACCCAGCACAAGAGTCATACACCTATTACGAAAAAAAACCAATTCCAAAATTTACAGAAACAGCACCTAAAGCACCATCTGCACCAGTTAGGCCAGCCATTGCAGAGTTTGACACTTCACAATTTGCTGCCAAAAAAGCAGAAACAGAATCTGCTTTTAAGCGCGAAGTAGGCGAGCGCAAAGCCGCACGCTTGGGCGCTGTGAGCCGACGCGCAACCCGACCAATGCTACAGGAGACTTAATCATGCCAGGACATTACGACAAAGAAGACAAGATGAAGAGCAAGGTTTCCAAGGTCATGCGCGAGTACAAGGCAGGCAAGCTGAAATCTTCCAGCGGTGACAAGGTCAAGTCGCGTGATCAGGCTGTTGCGATTGCGTTGTCTGAAGCTGGCATGTCCAAGAAAGGCAAGTGATGAAAGAGGTATGGGATAAGCCAAGGCCAAAGGGTCTAGGCAAGCCACAGAAGCTATCCGATTCGGAGAAGCGCAGCGCGATGCGTCGAGCTCAGAAGGCAGGCCGACCCTATCCCAACCTGATCGACAACATGATCGCAGCGAAAGGCAGCAAATGAAGATCGAAATCTCTATCGAAAAAGAGTATGAGGGCGAAGAGGAAGGGATGGTCGAGCTGTCGAAGCTGCCACCGGCTCTGCGCAAAAAGGTTGCGAAGTACATGTCCACCAAGAAGCCAGAGAAGCCAATGCGCGGCCTGAAGGAAATGATGGACGAGGCAGAGCTCGAGGAAGAGGAAGACTAAATGCCACAGCTGCGCGACCCTGAAGGTGGGCTGACCGAGGCTGGCAGGCGAAAGTTTGAGCGCTCCGGTGAGAGCAAGAACCTGCAGCCTGGGGTCAAAGAATCTTCACCATCGGGTGAACGCGCACGGCGCAAAGGATCTTTCCTGACTCGGTTCTATACCAACCCGAGTGGGCCGCTGGTTGATGATGACGGTGATCCGACCAGGCTGGCGCTAGCAGCAAATGCTTGGGGTGAGCCGGTGCCGCGCACAGCGGGTGCAGCAGCAAGGCTGGCAGCAAAAGGTCGCAACCTGCTGGAAAAGTACAAGCTAAACAAGGACGAGTGAAATGAAGGTTTTGTTTGACGGCCAAAACAAAGCATATGTTGGCGTCGAGCATGGCAAGAAAGCAGCCATGTCAGCGGAAGACGCAAACAGGCTTCGTTCTATTGCGCAAAAGCACGGCGCATGGACGGAAGGCAGTGGTGGCGACATTGAGGCCGTGGCAGCTATTCCCAAAAACGCATATGCCGGATCATGGGATGAGAAGCTGCAGAAGAAAGTAAAAGGTTACCCGCCAGAGTTTTTGTTCACGCTTTTTACTAATGTCGAGGCAAATAATCAGGCTGGCGAATTAACCAACAAAGGCAAGACTATTTTTGATGCAGTGTTATTAGCGCAGACATCGATTGCTTACTTAAAGGATCGCAAGTTTGATGCTGAAACGCTGCGAAAGTTTTTGCGGTCGGCAAGCAGCAAAGATGTTGACTTGCTTGCAATGTCTCAGCAGGAGCCGAGCGCTGAAGCAGTAAACAAATTTCTTGCGGCTGGCGAAAGGTTGATGTGGCCTGACAACTGGGACAAGTCCCCCAACGCCGCTGGACAGCTTGCAAAAAAGGTTAATGACCAGCGGCAGCAGTTTCTGGTGGATCAACAGGCCGGAGTCTTTGTCGTCGGAAGTGATCACCTAAAAGAAATTGAGAAACAAATCAAAGCAAAAAGACTTGATGGCATGACCCCAAGGCAAACCAAGCGCCCGCTTATGGCTAGTGTCAACGCTTATTAGAGGATCCAAATGGCATACAAAGAACCACTCGGCGGGATGCGGCTAAAACCCGAAGAGATCATCAAGCGGCAGGCTGCAGCTCAGACCAAAAAGGATGAGTTTCAGCAGCTGTACCAGGATGCCTACGAGTTTGCCTTGCCACAGCGACAGCTCTATGGCGTTTGGGAAGGTGGCGCGACCGGCAGCAAGAAGATGGCGCGGGTGTTTGACTCGACTGCTATCAACTCGACCCAGCGCTTTGCCAACCGGCTGCAGTCTGTGGTGTTTCCACCACAGCGCAAGTGGTGCAGGCTAGAACCAGGCCCGTCGATTCCGACAGAGCGCCGCCAACAGCTGCAGGCAGTGCTGGATGTCTACAGCGACCAGATGTTTGCGGTACTGAAGCAATCAAACTTTGACATTGCTATCGGTGAATTCCTGCTGGATCTAGCAGTCGGCACGGCTTGCATGATGGTGCAGCCGGGTGACGATGTTGCGCCGATTAACTTTGTGCCTGTGCCGCTGTTTCTGGTCAGCTACGAAGAAGGCGCGAACGGTCAAGTAGATAACGTCTACCGCCGGATGCGCATGAAGGCTGAATCGATCCAGCGCCAGTGGCCAGACGCGAAGATACCGGACACGCTGCAGCGCTTGATTGAGCAGAAACCTACCGACGATGTCGAGCTGCTGGAGGCGACAATCTTTGATGCCAAGCGTGGCGATTACTGCTACCACGTTATCTGGAAGGAAGGCAAAGACGAGCTGGTCTATCGCCGTCGCAAGACTTCGCCCTGGGTGATTTCGCGGTACATGAAGGTCGCAGGCGAGATCTATGGCCGTGGCCCGCTGATGACTGCGCTGCCAGACATCAAGACGCTGAACAAAACCAAGGAGCTGCTGCTAAAGAATGCCTCACTGGCGGTGGCTGGTGTGTACACAGCGGCAGACGATGGTGTGCTAAACCCGAACACGGTCAAGCTGGTGCCTGGTGCGATTATTCCTGTGGCGCGTAATGGCGGCCCACAAGGCCCAGCACTGCAGGCGCTGCCTCGCTCGGGTGACTTCAATGTGTCGCAGCTGGTGATCAACGACCTGGTGGCCAACATCAAGCGCATTCTGCTGGATGAATCGCTGCCGCCGGACAACATGTCGGCACGGTCGGCCACCGAGATTGTCGAGCGCATGAAGGAGCTCGCGCAGAATCTAGGCTCGGCATTTGGTCGCTTGATCAACGAGACAATGATCCCGCTGGTGGCCAAAATCCTCGAGGTGATGGACGAGCGCGGCCTGATTGACATGCCTCTGCGCATCAACGGCCTCGAGGCCAAGGTGGTGCCGGTGGCACCGCTGGCGATGGCGCAAAACATGGAAGAGGTCAATGCCATTATCCAGTACACTCAGCTGATGCAAGGCTTTGGCACCGATGGCGCACTGGCAATCAAGACTGATGCCGTGGTCGATTACATTGGCGACAAGCTGGGCGTGCCAGCTGCTGTGCGAAATACGGCAGCAGAGCGTGCGGTACTGATGGAAACCATGCAACAGCAACAGCAAGAGGCTGCAATGGCGCAGGCAATGGCCATGCAGGCACAAGCTGGGGCGATGCCTGAGGGGGCAATGTAATGGATTATGGAATGCGGCCAGATAAGACGGCCAAAGGCTCCGGCTACTTCGGCGAGATCAAGCGGCCAGACGGTAACGTCATGACCGAGATCAGCGTGGGCGTTGGTCTTAATGGCAAAGAAACTTTGATCCCATTGGTGGTGCCGACCTTAAACAAGTCTGAGCTCAACTACCTGATGAGATCAGATCCGCAATCCCAAATGTTTATGGAGAAGATGCCGCGCTCAATTATGGACAAAGCGGTCGATCATGCGGTGATGCGCATGAAAGAAGGCAAGTCGCCATTTGCGGATGCTAATGAAAAACCAATGCAAATGCCCAAATGAGCTGGGATGAGCTCGACGCAATAACGGCTGACATACGGCCAGCAGAACAGCAGCGGGAAGACTTGGCTAGGCTTTGCCTGCGGGTGTTTGCCACCGAGGACGGCCAAAAGCTGCTGGCTTGGCTGCGTCAAATGTATGTGGATGTGCCTGTTGCCGTGCCAGGCACCGACCCATCGCACGCATTCTTTGCTGAAGGGCAGAGGACTGTCGTGCGAGAACTCATAGCACGGATTCATCAAGCGAGGAATTTATGACAGACACAACTTCTGTCGAGCCCGGAAGCTCCGGCCTACTCGACAGCGTTACAGTCGATGACCCCAACACCCCGGCGCAAGCCACCCAGGCAGTCGATATTGATCACCGGCCACCTGACCCCACCAAAGCACCAGCAGAAGATCCGCTGGAGCGGCCAGACTACTGGCCTGAGAACTTCTGGAACAAAGACAGCAACGAGCCCGACCTGGAAGGCATTGCCAAGTCATGGCGCGACCTGAGAGCCAAGATCAGCAAGGGCGCTCACAACGCACCAGCTGATGGCAAGTACGACCTTACCTCTTTTGGCGGCGAGGACTCTGCCGACAACCCAATAGCAACGACACTTGCTGGCTGGGCAAAAGAGAACGGACTATCCCAAGCACAGTTTGACGATCTAGCAACATCGTTGCGCAGCCAGGCGCAGGAGATGATGGCTGGCGAGATGGTTGACCCTGCCGAGGAAATGAAGAAGCTCGGCCCTAATGGCGGTGCCGTGGTCAACGGCATGGTCGATTGGGCTCGCGGCCTGGTCAACAAGGGCGTTTGGGGCAAGGACGATTTTGAGGAATTCAAAATCATGGGCGGCACGGCTCGCGGTTTGAATGCCTTGATGAAAATCCGCGAAGCCTATGAAGGACGCATCCCGATTGAGTCAGCGCCGCTTGAGGGTACGCCCAGCAAAGATGAACTTTATGCAATGGTGGCCGATCCCAAATACAATAGCGACCCAGCCTACCGGCAGAAGGTCGAACGCATGTTTCGCACCTATGTAAAAGAGTAACCCCGCAGCCGCGACTTTGCCCCAGCCTGTGTGCTGGGGTTTTTTTATTGCTTTTTTCCAAAAAGCAAATACAATTGTGGTAAGGCCCACCGGTTTACCGACCCTGACTCATGGCGAGATGCCATCGACCGGCTGACGTAATCAGCAAGCAAGGCCCGCATCAGCGGCTCACCGACGCGCAAAACCCTGATTAATTAACCGAACGAGGTCAACATGGCTATCTCTCTGAGCAATGCCTTTGTTACGCTGTTCGATGCTGAAGTTAAGCAAGCCTACCAGGGCAAAGCAATGCTGGTTGGTGCTGTGCGTCAGCGTCGTGGTGTCGAAGGCTCTACTGTA